TTTTAATGTAAAAGTAGTAAGAGCAGGGTCGCCATCTACATTCTCATAACCAGTTTCTTCATAAAAGTACTCAAACTTAATATCACCACATTCAGCGAGTTTTAGTTCTTTTTCAGTTAATTCGTATGTGTTAGTCATTATTACTTACCTCCTTTTGTTGGATTACCTAGTAGTTCTAATTCAGCCATGATCATGTCTGTTGCTTTTTCGCAAACGTGCTTTGCGTAGCAGTTGTACTCAAGCTTGTTATAAACAAGTTCTCTTGAAACGTACTCTCCAGTTAAAACCATTACTGCGAAGCAATCATTGATTGAATCAAGTGATTGTCTTTTGCCTGCGTTTCTTAAAAGTGTCATTTGCTTTTGGGGTTGTGGGGTCGATCTCTCTTCCCCTGTACCTTTAGTATAACAAATATATTTTAAATATGGCAATCATTTATAACATTTTATTTACATTAGTCATTAAATTCCTGATGATGCCTTGTGTAAAAATGTTTTATCATTTTTATAAAACAATCGTCAATCAATTCATCTGTTAATTCTAAATTATTTTTTTGTAAGTTAAAACCTGTCTCATAAGCTAAAGAATAAATAGGATTAGGATTAATAAAACCATATTTATCTCTATGTTCGTGCCACCTACATTCTTTTCCTTGAGCAGCATTTTGATAACCATCCATAAACCCCTCAATAAAGTGGGGTTTATGTCTAGTGAAATTTTCCATTACTCCCACCTCGCTTTATGTACTTCGTTTATTCTATTAAACTGCCCTGCTACTTCTCTGTCGTTAACTTCTTCAAGTAACATTGAAATTACATCATAAGCGTCATGGCAGTCCCATTTTATAGCTTTAGCAACTAAGTTTGCCATAACTTTTTCGTCGCTTACATTTTCTGGGTGTAGGTAAGATTCTTGCTTCATTAAGTCAATTGCACTTTTAAATAAGTCTTGTGCAATTTTTACATTAGCTTTGTTCATTGTTTTTGGGGTAGAGGGTCTATCAATTATCCTCTATACTTAAAGTATAACATATATATTTTAAGTATGTCAATCTTTTTTATTTTTATTATCTATTTCTAAACCTTTAGCCATTGCTTCTTGGATAGTTTTAAAATAATAAAACTGTCCTTTATCCTCTACGCAATAACCCTTGCCATGTTTATGGGATATTTTAGTCATTCGATTTCGTTGTAATCATTAAACAGCCAGCCATCATTATTAGCAGCTTTTTTAGTTTGTTCTATGTCTGGTGTAATGTCAACCCACTCAGGGTCATAGTCACCAATACTTGTATACATATATAATTTATTATTTTCTCCATCAAAATAAATATCATTTTTTTCTGGAGACTTAACAATTTTTTTTGGATGTGTCATAAACTAACTGGTTCAATTTTGTTTTTAGATTTAAAAATTGATGTCACCATAATTGCATTTTTATTATTAACATCCCAATCCCATTTTACATTTGGATCATTAATATATATATCAATAAATATCTCTTTTAATCTTTTAACTGTTGGTTCAGTTTTAAAGCTTAAATAATATGATACCTCTTTTGCCATATCGGTAGAGCTATTTTTAAAATTTAAAACCCATTCACCACCTTGTAAAACATAATAAATCATTTTAAATTCTCCTCAAACTAGCTTGAAACTTGTCGTTAGCATCGTCGTAAGTATCTTCTATGGACTTGCCACCGATTTTTACGTCAACATCAAGTCCAAACTTTCTTGCAGTTAGTGTTAATTCTTTAAAAATAACAATAAACATTATGGGTACTGTATCTGTAAAACCCCACTCATAGTTCATTTTTTTAGAGCAGTTGTCGATCAGTTGTATTTGTTTAGCCATTTGCTTTATTCTTGGTGGGAATATACGCAAGAACCTGTCAGCTTTTTCTTGGTTTACTATTGGTGCTATTTTCATTTGTTTACCTCCTTGCAAGCTAATTCAACTCCAGCCTTACAATCGGCTAAAGTCATTTCATAAAAAGTACTATTCAAGCAAATTGTGGTTAAAGAACCAACTACAAGCCATAAGCTTATATTTTGTAAAAATTTAGTCATTTTCTTATGGGGATTGTGGAGGGTATCTCTCCCTCTTTACACATAGTATAACAAATATACTTTAAAAATGCAAGTATAAATCTGTTTCTTTTTCAAATAAGTCTATAAGTTGATCACAGTAAATGTTTTCAAACTTACTAACTTCTTTAATACTTACTTTGCCTAGTTTAAAGAACTTAACAGTATAAACATCTGGGCATCTGTGATAAGTAACTTTAACAAGATTTGCTTTACGGCACATTTTAAATTTAAAAGATGCGTCCACTTGTTCTACCTCTGGCCTGTTATGGAATTGAAAGTTGTTAGCTCCAACAAAAGTTACTAATCTTTTTTTTCCGCCAAACTGCTGAAAGATTGTTTCTGCTGTTTGTAGTGCTTCAGTGTTGTTCATTGGGGTGTTTTGTATCTATATATATAATATAACATATATATTCTATATATGGCAAGTGATAGTCAAAAAAAAGAGCCTTATTTAGCTCTTTGTTAATTGGTATGTTCTGTAGACTAACCATTTAGTCCCTCTAACTTCCCATCTGCTGAAATGGTTAATGTCTGTATTTGCTGCAATTAAAGCATCTGCGTATCTTGTAGCTAACTCTCCACCATAACCAGCGTTAATAAATCTAAGTGTGATGTCCTGCTTTGTAAACCACTTACCGCAATCCATAGCAGTAAATATGCCTTTAATTGCTTTCTTTGCTCTTGGTCTATTGAAGTTCATTTGTTGGGGTTGTATCTATATATAATATAACATATATATTTTATATATGGCAAGCGATAGTCAAAAAAAAAGGTTTAGGGGTAAAAATGAAAGAACCTAAACCTTTTTAGTTTTAAAAATAGCCCTTCGATACTTACAGATACTTGAGTTTTAACCCCCAATGGAAAAAACTCGTAAGCGTTGCACCTTACGGAAGCAACAGACCTATTTTTGTTATTATAGCCAAATTAAATAATTTGCCCATATATTAAGTATAACATTTAAACTGTGAAGTTATACGTTTTAATCTAAAAGACTTAATAATTTCTTGATTTGTTACCCAATTATCAATCCAGTTAATAATTTCATTATTGTTTAAATTTTTTAAAAATTTATGGTTTGTTACTCTACCCCTTTGATCAAGAATTACAATTTCCCAATTATTATTAAAAATATTATTAATAAATAAACTTTCATTAGTTACATCTAATGCCAAGTTTGCAAGGTCAATTGTTCTTAAAATATTACTATAAGTTTGTTTCATTGGGTTGCATATATCTACACATATATTTACTTACAAAAAGAATTTGGCAAGTTTAGCAGTTTTTTTTCTTTTGTCTGCACTTTCTTGTCCTATCACGACAATTTTCTTTGCCCTCCTTAGTTTTATACCAGCAACGGCTGCATAAACCATTATGATTATTTGTTCTAACTTGTTTGCCACATTGTGGACAAGGTTTTAAAGGTTCTACAGTACCTCTCTTGCGTTCTCTATATAGTTTTGTTGATTTGGCATTACCCATGCCTTGATAGTTATCTACGCTTAATATATCTCAGGTGTACTTATTGGTCTAATTTTTTTATGTTTTTTAGTTTTTTTAAATTTAGTACTTATCAAAGCACCCGCAGTAGCAGTTGTAAGTAAAGATAAAATAAGTTGTGTCATGTTTGTATTTTAATTAATAACCTAGTCTTGTGAAATACTCTTAACAAGTTCATAAGTATCTGCAAAACATTTATATCGACCAAAAAGAAAATTTTTAAATGTACCAGCATTAAATCCACGTTTTATTGCCCAAATTTCTTCATTACCTAAAATAATTTCTTCTTGTTCTTTTGTATTTTTATTTTCAATAATCCATCTTGGTGCGTCTGTTTTATAACTAGGTAAATCATCAATATTTTTTTTAATCCACCATAATAAAATACCATTAGATGAATGACCGCTATAACAAATAAAATTTTTCTTTTTTAATCTAATAAGACTTGCATTAAAGTTACTTCTAGCCAATCCTAAAGCCGAGCAAAGCTCTGGCAAAACATATTTGCCAGTTCCAAGCTCTTGTAAAAACAGAAAGTTAATAGTATCTGCATTTCTTTTTAACTCATTTCTTACATGAGTATAAAATTTTAGTTTTTTACTTATTTGCATAATTTAAAAAGGGATTTCGTCAACTTCTGGAACTAAATTATTATTTGAATAATTTGTTTGTTGTGTTTGTATTGGTGGGGGTGTATCAACCTGAGTGCTATAAGTTGATACCTCTTGTCTAGGTGTAGAACTTTTAAGTAATTCAATTCTTGCAAACTGCAAAACTACTTTATGGCCTGCTTCACCATTTCTCCTTGTAAAGTTTTCCTCTTTAATAGATCCTTGGGCATAAATAGTATCACCTTTATTAAGGTAATCTGCTGCGTATTGTGCTGTTTTATCCCATAAATCTACTTGAACCCAAAAAGCAGGAGCATCTTTTTCTTGTTGCCTTACTGCAACCCTAAGCTCTGTTTTCATTTTTCCTGACGAAAATGTTTTTAATTCTGGTTTCATACCTAAATTACCAGTAAGTGTTCCTTGAAAAGCCATTGTTAATTCTCCTTAAATAAATTTGTACTGTTAAAGTGGTCAGTTATGTCTACCCATTGCTTTTCAATAGGTAGTAACTGTAAACTCTTAGGATCTCTTGCTCCTAAGTATCTAAAAACCTTGTCACTATCTTTATCAAAATAGATGTCACTTGGCTCTGGTTTTGGTGGAAAGTTAACCATATTAGTTAAATGGATCAGTGTCCTCTATTTCATCAATAGAGTCATTAATTACGTTTTCTAGTTTTGTATTAGTATCTTCATATTTATTTGCTTCTTCAGTAATATTTATTTTTTGTTTTACTTTTTTATTAATTTTATCAACAGGGCTACCACCAACAGGAACAGTAACCTCTACATCTTGTATTTCTTCACTAGATTGCATACCTAATAAAACTTCTGGACAATGTGTTCTTATTAACCACGTTGCTGATCGGTATCTCAACATTTGCTCTGGCATGGTTTTATATTTATTGTTTGTAATCCAATTTTCTTTCCTAGCAGTATCCATTCCAACTGTAATAGATATTTTTTTACCAGTTTTTAAAATTGCATGGGCAGTAACAGCCAAGTCATCACCTTTACCTTCACTTGTCCAAGTAATAGGTTCTAAAAAATTACCTCTTTCGTTTGCTAAACCAATAGCAAAACTAGAATTAAAACCTACATTGCCATGAATAACCTGTAAGTTTTGTAAAGCTAATATTGGATTAACTTCTAACTGTTGTGCCATCATTAACGCAACCATACAATCTTCTGGTTTATTTTGAAAATGTTTTGGTATCATTTTGCTTTTTGCAAAGGCCGTAGCGACACGCCAAGTATGTTCAAAGGTTTTACTATCAGTTAAAAAACTTGTTGTTACGGATTTTGTAATTTGGTTTTCTTTAATCATTGTTGTAATGGGGTAAATCTAAAGTTGTAATCTCTTCGCTGTAACCTGTCCATTTGCCTGTCTTACGACATTGTGCAATTGTGGCTAAGTTTTTATCAGCTACTCTATTGCCAGCATTAATCATGTCAGTACTTGCGTTATATACCGCAACTAAGTATGGAGGTTTACTTTCTACTGCTATAAAAACAAACTGTTGTGCTTCTTTTATAGATCTTAAATAAAATCCAGCTTGAACATGATAACGAAAGTTATGTACAGACTTTTGAAAGCCTAGTTCACTAGCATCACTTGTTGTTTTTAAATCCACTATTAAAGTGCCATCATCAGTATGAAAGTCAGGTCTGCTTTTACATAACTCTCCACTTTGAGAGTCCTTCCAATGGTAAGACTGCTCAACAACACCACTCATATTAAGAATAGTACTGGCTGCTGGGTGGTCAAAAATTCTCTTTTTCATTATTGTTAACCGTTCATAGTCATCAATAGAAATTAATTTTTTACCTTTTGCTTTTTCATCAAACTCATCCCAATAGGCAATTGCATCTAATGTTTGGTTTGATGGTTTTTTAGCGTTGCGTTGGGTTGCCGTTGGCCTTTTTGGTGTATTAACTGCTTCAACAATAAATTCAGTTTTAAAAACATCTGGCTCTAAAACTAACGCATGTAAAGCAGATCCAATAATCATTTGCTTAGTAGGTTCTGGTATAACACTATCAGGATTAATATATCTATCCCAATAATGAAAAGGACTTTTGTCCACTAAATCCAAATGACTTTTGGATACATAATCCAAAGCATGATATTCAGCATTGGATAATTTATTTAAAGCCATTGGGCTATCGTTCATAAATTTAATTAGTAACCTATACGTTACACTAACACATATATTTAATATTAACAATATATTTAATATATGACTTTTTGTTACTAAACTAGCGTATATATAATATATATGTTATATTATATATGTAAGGGATAAATGAGTCCCACAACCCCAACAAACAAATGACACAATTTACTTTTCCAACCAAACTAGCAGACCACTTAGAGCAAGAGATTTACACCAAACTTATTAACGAAGTGCAATCTAATGTTGATAAGTACAACGCAATGTGGACAAAACGTGAGCAAGAAGGCAAAACTTACCATACTGAACAAACTTGGCATGGTGAAGAAAAAGTTTACTATTACAAGTTATCAGAATTTTTAACTGTTACTTTCCATCAGGAATATGACAAATGGAATAAAAAAATGCGTAACGACTATTACAGACCACTAAGTTGCGTAATTAATTATGAAGCTTGTAAAGACAATGCTCATTCTCAAAGAGTACACACTGTTTCTTTATGTACTGAAAGAGTTAACAACCACTTAGCAATTACAGATGAGGTTAAGATTAATACTTTAAAACTAGGAAACAAAAACCTTATCGAGGGTTTTGTTTCTGGTGTTACTGCTACCAACGAAAATTTTAAAATTCATCTTCAAATGATGTGGAACTACCGTTATGGAGAAAATTCAGCTAATGGGTATCTTACACAATATGTGCAGTACAGAAGCGACAGACGAGGTGCTAGACAAGAAGGCAAGTCAGTACAACAAGCCAAGATTGACGCAGAGAAGCAAGCTAGAAGAGATGAAAAACTTGCTATCCAGAACGAAAAGAAAATGGCTAAGTGGGAAAAATTCCAAAAGTTACCAGTTGTAATGGAAAAATGGATTGATAAAGAAATTAAAACACTTGCTAATGTAATTAGTGAAGAGGGACTAGCTGAAAGCCAAAAGAAAGCTGATAGGTTAGATTACAAATTTGATGCTGAATGGCAAATTAAATGTATTACTAAAGACATTGAAAAGCACAATACTTTGAGAAACGATTTAAGACATTGGCAAAATGATAATACTGGTCTTAAAGCATTGTTTGATAAAGGTGTTGATACACGCAACAAGTTAAAGGAAATGTACGGAGTTTAATTACTCCGTACCTAATATTTTATAATTTATATTTAACTATAAATTTATGAAAAGAAAAGAACACCCATCAGCAATAAAACTAGAAAACTTAAAAGCAAATAGAGTAAATAAGTTAGTAAAAAAATTATTAGAAATCGACTTAAAAGGTGTTGAACATAGGGTTCATTTAACTAAAGATAATCGTGCGGATCTTACTGTAAATGATGGTAAATGGATTACAGATGCTATTAGACAAATAATAGTAAAACATAATTATGCTATTGACCAAGTAAAAAAATTACAAGTTAAGAATTTTTCCCCAACAGAGCTTGAAGAGGTAAAAAGCATGGATGTTTAAGTCTCATTAAATTTGAGATGCGTTTTTGTAATTTATTAATTTTATTCTCTAAAGTACTGATTTTTGTTATTGCACTTGTTAATACATGACCTTGATATGAATTTTGTTTCATTAAAACTGTTGCTATTGCTTTAACTTCATTAATATCAGTACAATCCAATATTTCTCTAATTTTTTGTTCGACAGCAAATTCTTGCTCCATAGTAGGGGCTTGCGTTAATATATCTAAAAAATCTTTATTCATAGCAGTACATCAATATAATCCTTTTCAAACATATCAATATTTGCTAGATTTGTCATAACTACCCTGTAGCATTAAACGCTACCTCCTCGCACAAAGGGGTAGTTACTTACTATGGAAGACCAAGAAGAAAAAGATGGTATGAATTGGGTTTCAACAGGAATCCAATTTATTGTATTACTATGGTCTTTAGCAGTTATTAGTTTTTCATATTATGGTAACTCGCCAAGACAAATTGATACAACTTTCGCTGCTGGAATTTTGAGTACGGTTTTGGGAAATTTTGGGCTAAACATTAAAAAGAATGGTGACAAAAAGAAAAATAATAACTCTGTTAAAATAGTAGATAATAAAGATTCAAAAGTAGGTATCAGTAACACATGATTAAAAAGCTTCTCCCTTTTTTATTTTTTGTAAGTGGATCTCCAGTTATTGCCGACATAAAGCAAGAATTTGTGACATCTGCTCAAATTACTGTGGATATGCCCTTTGTAACTACTCAAAAAATTGGTACGACTTACAGCCTTAGCGGAAACAATCTGACCCCATCCGTTACGATAGGAGACACTACCACCAGCGGAAAAATTGGGGGTATTAATGTTTCTAGTTTAACAAATGGTGTGCCTGCAATGATACAAACGGATACTAGCATAACGACAAGTGGCTCGGCTTTCTCAAAAACCGAGTCGGTAACAATGGGAGATGCCACCCCCTCTGCTGTAACTCCCTCTAGTGGGATAGCAGCATTGCCAGTATTAGGCGGTACAACTACAGTCGCATCTGGGGGTACTCTGGGTTCTGGTGCTATGACTTCTTTGTCATCAGGGGTTCATACATGCTCTGGCACATTTGGATCAGGTTCTAGCTGCGTTGGGTCAACTACAGTACGTATAACCATAGATTAGTTAGGTGATTTATCCTTTAGTAGCAGCATTTATAGCTATTTTAATTTATGCTATCTTTTCTCTTATATTGCTTAAAATTTTCCTTGATAGGCACAATTTTTATATATGTAAATTCATTAAAAGCAAATCCTGTAGTACCGACATTTAGAACTGGATCATCTTCAACAAACAGCACGTCTCAAAGTGTGGTGACAGAAAGTGTAACGAGTTATCAATATCGAACAGGGTATTCGCTGAGTGTCTCAGGTCATAATATAGAGAGTGATGATATAAATGGCTATATTAACTCTATACCTACAGCAGAATCCATTCAAACAGTTAATGGAATTAATTTTTCTTATACGAGTCCTAAATTGGAAGGTGTGCCTAGATGGAAGATAGTAAACGAGGGTCAACCCTTTTCTCTAGTAGAATCAGTAATTGGAAGTGGCATAGACACAATTACAAAAATAGAGCGCACCATAAATACAACAACAACCACCACTGTAGAAACTACATTTGGTCAATAATACTTTTTTTACTTTGTCCTACTAAAGTTTTTGCTAATACGACAGTTGCATCACCAAACTCAACTGCTCAAGGAGTGGTTAATAATAACGCTACAATGATTGCGCCTTCATCAACACCTCAATTTAGGATGTCACAGGGTATTATTTGCAGTTCACCAAGTCTTACAATTACACCTTATGTCACAGACGGTTGGAGTTTTAACAGACCAATAGAAACTGTTACTAGGCAAAATATTTATGATGAAGATACTGGCGAAATTAAATATGTACAAGAAACACCAAGATTTGAAAAAGATAATTACAACTTAAACTATGGAATTTCAGCACAAATAAGTATTCCATTAGGAAAAGTGCCAGAGTTATGTTTAAAAGCGACAGAGGTAAATATTAAAAATCAAGAATTGTTATATCAGAAAACTCTTTTAGAAACTGCTATGTTTCGTCTTAAATTGTGCGGAGAGCAAGCTAACTTAGGTGTTACATTTTCGGGAAAATATGCAAGTATTTGCGAGGGAATTAGTGTATCAGTACCTCCAAATCAAGTATTACCACACACGCATAAATTAGAGACAAAAAATAGATAAGACCTGTCAATCTTATCTATGATAACCCAAACTGTAGAAGTATTGAATCGGGCGACTAGGAATTAACCTTTATACGTCTATTGCCAAAAGGCTCACAGTCGTCATGACATGACCCGAAAATACAATAAGCACTTGCCGAGAAAGTAATGTCTTAACAGACTACTCAACCTCTTTTCATCTAGTGACCAAACTAGAGACAGATGCTTATACCCCCCTTGTCCATTAAAGACACAACTAAGAGGTCTGGGAGGAGATCAACCTAGTGAAGTGACCCAATGATGGACTTGTGTTATTTATTATAGAAAAAATTATGGGTAAGTCAACCAGCCTTGTCATCCTTACCCTTGTTGAATTTAGCAAAAATCTTTTTGAAAATAGTCTTTGATGCACTTTTTATTAAATTTAAA